GTCACGAGGCGTTCACTGGTAGGCTTTCTATTCCATACATTACCAAGACAGGTGTCGTTGACTTGCGATTCCGTTCTCTTAACCCTGCAGTTGAGCCTAAGTATATGGGTATGACTGGTGCTGAAACTAAAATGTACAACGTACTAGATGTGGAGCGTGCTGGTGATTTTATTGGAGTATGTGAAGGAGAGATTGACACACTTACTATCTCTCGCTGTGTTGGAATTCCCTGCATTGGAGTTCCTGGGGCAAACAGTTGGAAGAAGCACTACACACGATTGCTTGCAGACTTTGAAAGAGTGTTCGTCTTTGCTGACGGAGACCAGCCAGGTACCGAATTCGCCAGGAGTCTTGCTAGAGAACTGCCAGTTACTATCATTCAACTCCCAGACGGACAAGATGTTAATTCAATGTACGTGCAAGAAGGTGCTGGATACTTCCATCAGAAGATGGATTTAAATTAATGGATGAAGAGCACAAAGAAATCATCAACCACTGCCACGAATGTGGTGAGGATTTTGACGACTCTTTTCAATTGATAGACCACACCTTAGAAGATGAAGAAGAGTTTGACCCATATCTAATACTGCCCAATGGATACAAGTTAATGCTTGGTTCCCTGCTTCGGTTCCTCTTTAGCCACGCCGAAGACCCTAAACAAATCAGACATATAACCCAATCTACATATGTTACACTATTCGCATCCGAGAATGGCTATGATTTGGTAGACGAACTCATTGAAGATATGGTAGTCAAGTCAGCACTACAGAGTTTTGATGAAGAACTAAACATACTATTATCGGAGAATGACAATGACGAACAAGGTGGTGCGTGAGGAAATATGGCAGATTACAGAGCACTTGGTCAACCAAGGTTTCAAGATAACACAGATGGTAATGATGGAATCCAATCTCATCCTAACGGTATCAGTCCCGCTATTAAGTTTGAGTCAGACGTCAGAGACATAATGATTGAACTTGGAGATTTACTTATCTCTAAGCATAAGGACTACGGTCCAAAGAATATTTCCCAGTCCCCTGGTGGTCCACTCAATGGACTGCGTGTACGTATGCACGACAAGACAGCCCGTATCAACAACCTAGTTGATAAGGGACTAGCAGCAGAACACGAACCACTGGAAGATTCATTTAAAGATTTAGCGAACTACGGTGTGATTGCCCTGCTTGTACTGAGAGGTAAATGGGATACGGCGTGAAAGAAACAGAGTTGTTCTTATGGCTTAAGACAGAGATGCCTGACCTTGAACACTCCCCTAACGAGTTTGACGGCTTTGATTGTGCAACACAGCAGTATGGTATGTTTATAGAACTGAAGTCCCGCAACACTCATTACGATACTTTGCTCCTTGAAAGGAAGAAATATGATTTTCTTACAGCAACTGCTACTGCTTTGGGACTCCGTCCTTATTACATTAATTCAACTCCTGATGGCGTGTGGCGTTTCTCTTTAGATGAATTAACTGACCTTGTATGGGAAGAGAAGTGGTTGCCAGTTACCACTGAGTTCGTAAACAAATCTAAGATAATGAAAGAGGTTACATTTCTTCATACCAATTTAGGGGTGAAGATAAAGTGATTGAATGGGAACGCATTGAGCGTTGGCAATACATAGTTGATTCAGTGTCTACTGAGTATCATACTAAGTTTGACATTGATACTGCTGACATAAGACAATCTTTATATCAGTGGTTCGTTGAGCATCCCAATAAACTAGATACTTGGGAAGCAATTGGTGAGAAGGATGCAAAGAATTTAATCTATCGTTCTCTTCGCAATCAAGCATTAGATTACTGCCAACACTGGAAGGCTAAGAGTGGTGGCTATGAAACATCTGACTTGTTTTTCTATGAATCAGATATGGTTGAGGCTCTGTTGCCCTCTGTCTTAAGAGGTGAAATAAATCTAGGTCAGAAGTTAGACCTTGCTGGTGGTGGCAGACCAACTGCTCCATCAGAAGGTGGAAACCTTATGGCTATGATGATAGAGATTGATGCTGGCTATTGGAAACTACACAAGGATGATAGGAAGTTATTATTCCTACGCTATGCAGAGTCAATGGACTTTGGTGCAATTGCAGGTGAATTGAAACTTGGGTCTGAAGACACGGCACGTATGCGTCACAAGCGTGCCATTCGTAAACTCATTAACAAGATAGGTGGATTCAAACCTTATCGTGATGAAGACTTAGATGAAGTTCAGTTGCCCTCTGTTGAAGAGGCGTGACCTTCTAAGTCCATCTCACCTGAGTCTACCCATAAGTCTTCAGGGTAATCATTATCTAATACAGTGCCGTAGAGTTCTTCAATCTCTTTGCCACTTGCTATGAAGTGAAGCGGACTCTCGTCCCTTGTGTGGCACGCACTGCACCCACCATTACCACATTCACACATCTTATCCTCCTGTTGAATAGAAGCCAGTGCCCTTGAATTGTACACCGACTGTGTTATAGATACGACTTGACTTGTTACCACAGACACACTCAACTTCATTGTCCCTGTCTTCTACGTCACGACTTAAGACTACCTTAGCCATACACTTATTACATCTGTACTCATAAGTAGGACTCACTACTCATCCTTCCAATCTATCTCCGTAGGTGCAGTTGCAATCGCTCCGCACTCTTTACACTCTTGGCGTAGGTCATACCACCCTATCGTCCTGTCTTCCTCATCCCACATTACAGTCACAATCCACATCTTGCAACCACAGACACAGGTGAATAGAGGTTTACCTCGCAGGTCTAACATCAGTACCAATTGCGGGCAAGATGATGACGCCACGCTGAGCAAGGCGTGCCATAGCGATGCTCAATATATTTATAGGCGTGCAGTAATTGTATCGCTGGGTCAGAGGATTTCTCCTTTAATACCTGTCCAATTCCATAGGCACTACTGCCTTGTTGGTTCTTGGCTAGGTGGTCAAAGCGACTCTCTTTCGTAAAGAGTTTATAAACACACCTACGTTGCTCTCTATCCCAACCCCAACCCGCGCTCGCAAAGCGCATAGCCATAATCTTATTGGCTCGCTTCTGCTCCATCGTAGCCTTAGTTTGGATAGGTGGCTTCTCGTGGTGCTTAGTAACCTTGAACTCCACATCAACTGCCTTGTTGATAGGAAAAGATACAGATAGAATTACCAATATAGATACTGCTATGACTCTCATTTTCATACAGATATTCTACCAATAATTTTCCTTACTGCCATTCTGTGACGCTCTTCAGACATCAATCTCCTGCTCCCGACACGCCCAGTTTTCACGGTATACCGCTCAGAGTTCAATAACCCGCCCCATATACTGCCGCTTCCCCCGTTGTATACAATATTCTCATCTTCCATACCTTGTGCCAAGCACTCAGTTCTAACGGGACATTCGTGGCATACTTCAATTGCTTGGACACTTCTCAATACTTGTAAGTCTTGTTCATCTTTGTGCATAGAGTTTTCATAATGCCAGATGTCTGCGTCAGGGTGTCTGCCACATAACGCTTGGTCGTGCCAATCTCTAATTATATAATCGCCCATTAAGATTTCTCCTTGTATTGTTCATATTGGTATCCAATCCAATTATCCCAGTGAAATTTCCATTTCTTGTGGTATCGCACACTCAATGCGATTAGTGTGAGAATAGTTATACTCAATTCTCAACTGCCTTTAAGTGTCGTACTTCCAATACACTATCTGCTTGCGAGTAATGTATATCTTCGTACTTAACATAACTATATTCTTGGTGTTCATATAACCATTCGTCCTGTCTTTCAGTGGTCATATCTTCCCAACCTATAGGTAGTTTTATCTTGTCAGGTAGTTGAACGTTAACTACACGTACACCTTCAACCTTGTAACTTATCTGAAACTCTTTCATCATATCTCCTATCATTTCCAAGGGGCATAGACAACTTCGTTGTCCCACCCACACTTCCAACATTGAAACCAATAAGTACCATTACTATCTTCCCAATCTTCGTTCTCTGCCTCGCAACCGTCATACTCACATATAACTACGTGGCTACTCATCTTCATCCTTCACGATAATCTTCTGACTTAGGTCAATAGCCATAATCTTGCGTGCTAGTTCCTCAATCTCTGATAGTAAATCGGTGCTCATTTCTTTTTCCAAATTTTTATATTAGAATATCCTTTACCTTTTAAAAACTTTTTCAATTTAATAATCAGCAGTATAGTTACAATGATAAAGATACCATTCCAACCAAAAGAAATATAAAAGAATGCCGTATCAACTGAAAACCCATACGAATTTATCTCTAAGTTCAAAAAATTTTCCACTTACTTTTCCCCTATCTTACAGTTCCATAAGCCTAGGCGACTTGCCTTTGCTTGTCTAGCGTATTGCTCTATCTGGCTTGCGTATCGTCCTCTTATGTTGTTAAAAAAATATGGCTTTGCATATCCATTCTTAACTAGTTCAAGATTCAGATTCTTATTTCCTTTCATAAGGTAGCGAATACTTCTATCGTACTTGTCTACATTATCTAATCGTCTGTCAGAAATCAACTTAATTTCTCTAGTATTTTCTAGAAATTTTCTAGTAAACTCCGTTGCCTCCCACCCTTGGCACTCACCCTTTTCAGGTGCGTCTACCTGCGCGAGCCTTACCCACTCTGTATTTATTCTAATCGTGTCCCCGTCTACCGCATAGGGGTTAGATAAATATATGGCAAAAGCAAGAGCAAACACTATTTATTTTCTCCTATCTTTTCTTTTAAATTATTGTATTCTTCCCAACCGCAATCAACGCAACCCCATTCTGGAATTGATAGTGACCAACCACACTTCTGGCATACTGCACTCATCGCTTAAATTCCCTTCCGTGTTCGCATTCATTCATAGGGTATAGGCAATCACCACATAGTGCAACCCTAGGGCAATCGTCATATGGGAATTGCTCCTGCTCTTCACAACTGCACCAATTGAACATCTCAACTTGCTTGGCGTGAGTCAATTCTGCTAATTCACTCCAACTTAATTGGTCATTCATTAATTATTCTCCCGTCTCGCATCGTACCTACGCACGCGTTCCATTCCCCTCTGGTGAGCGTTGAATAGTGCTTCTACCACGCTCATTACTCCAAAGACTCCAAAGATTAATAGAATTAATACCATTAAGTCAAGCATTCTGTGCTTCCTTCAGTTCATAAGTCAACCATAGAATTTTGTCGTCCCAATAATCAAACACCTCATTAGTATCCGATTCATTACGCATCTTGCGTGCCATAATTAATTTACTTCTCAACTCTCTTATCGCACTCACACTCACTCCTCCCATTCAATAAAGTCTGATAGGTGATGAGATTCAACTATCGCATATGCTGGCGCACTAGTGTTACCCTTCCAACTAATACCCGCTGGAAGATGCACTAGTTCATCACTATCAGCATCACCCCACTGTGCCCTCTGGAGAATATCTATCGCTTGGATGCACGGTGTTACCATAGAATATGGCACTGGCGGGTAATGATTCCCGCGTAAGTGATGCGTAACCGCCACTTCCAAACTTAGATTCTCATTCTTTACTTCATCTGATAAGTCAATTGCTAGATTACGTCCCACTTTATTCTCCTATCTCATTAGTTAACCATTCGCGGAATTGCGATTCATCTTCTGCATCCACGTGCACCCCTAGTAAAGTGGCAAACACGTTAGAAGTCAAGCATATTGACACGTATACCTTCACGGGTAAGGTACCTTCAGCGTGAGCACGCTCTATTAATTCCGCAATATCTCGGATGCTAGTGCGCTCACCCCATAAGTCCGCTCCCTCTTGAATTTCAACCGTACCGTGAATTGTGAGCGTGTTGTACCCGCGCCACCCATCCGTCTTTACATAACCGCTGGATGCACCGCTCCATTCATCGCCCCATTCATCCATAGACACATAATCGCCTATGAAATACTTACGTACCGTATAGTCTGGAATTAATTCCACGATAGTGGAGACGTGCTCCATATCGCTCTCATAACACCCTTCGCATATCCAATCGGCAACTAGGTTGCCATAGTGATGCGTATCCTCTTCTAGATTAATTACTTCATCGCACCCTGCACACTTAGTCTCTTCTAACGTATCCATTCTTACTCACCCTTCACTAGAATTGAATTACCAACCATTAGCGCAATCGCATCCTGCATATGCGCCCGTGCGATACCCTTCAATAGATGCTCTATCGCGGGTATCTTGCTATCTTCAATAGATGCGACATATGTCACGCTCTCTTCCGATATTGTGCGTCCGCTATCTTCTAACCATTCCCCGTGCCCGATAGCATCGCGGGTAAATACTTCCGCATCTACTGCCCGTAACGCATCGCCTAACTGCTCACGCATCCCGCTCCACTGCCCGTTACTCATAGGAACGCTCCCGATATTGCGCCCCGCGCTAATCACAATTGTGCTCACTAGGCATTACCCCGCATAACTCTCTTATGATTCGCACGTGTACACTTACCGCACACTTTATAGAGCGTGAATTGCGTTAGTAAATCTAACTCACTTCCGCACTGCTCGCACTTACTCATAATCTATTCTCCCGTCTAGATTAGGGTACGCATATCTTGCGTCTCCCTAGTCCCCTAATGATGGCGTGACCATCGCGCTATCGTCAATAGATTAGGGGTGTGACTTTCGCCACTTATTCTTTATCGTCTCCCGCGCTTAGGTGTAGGCATATGCGCTCACCCCTAATCTGGCACGTGCTGCACACTATGCTCACTATTGACCCTCACAATCGTGTCCATATGTCCATTCTCCCGCATCCGATTCGTCTAATAGATTGAAGACTCTTCCGCATTCTATGCACTTAGCCCGTGTACTTATCTTCATTCCGATTCTCCTAACGTGACCATAGATTCAATGTAACCCCGATGATAGGTAAGATAGTGCTCTAGGTCGCTAGGGTTAGCGAATTCAACTATGCGCCCGTACCCGTCTCCCTCTCGCTCTTCACGCTTTACGATATAGAATCTTAGTAGGCTCATTACTTCACCCCGCAAGCATCTAGGAATTTATCCCGATTGAAGAGCGGGTTGGTACCCTCTAGGGCATCCGCCATATTATTCGCTAAGTGGAATTTCAATTCCCCGTTACCGTGCCAACTAGTGGCGATAACTTCCGCGATTAGTACGTAATCTTTACGTGTCATCTTTATTCTCCCGTCTAAGTGAATCGGTGAGTATCTCCCGCCGATTTCGTACCCCGCTCCGAATTGAATCGGTACGCCCTAGGCGGGCGGGGCTAACCTACTTATTCGCCACTAATCGCTCTAGTGACTCTCTTCATATTCTGTGAGAAGATTTCAACACTATGAAAGTTTAACCCGCTTGAATAGTCTTTCTCACGATTAAGAAAGAAAGTGTCTACGCTATAGTAATTCTTAAGGATATATTTCGCTAAGTCTTTCTCTTGCTTACCCGCTCCATTAGTGCCGAAGGCGTAAACTGTGGCGATTCTTTCTATTAGTTCTTTCTCGCTATTCATCTTCATTCTCCTATCATCCTGGCGTCTGCTCGGATGCGTCTGCCTAGTGAGATAACTCTCTCACGCTTAGATACCCCGTGTCAACCCTATTTCGTGTGATTTACGTCACACTCTCGGAGGGAGGGATAAGGGAATTAAGTCACGAAAGTGTTGCGTAATTATTCCCCGATTGATGCCATATATATTTATAGCATCCCCGCGAGATTGACTAGGGAGATAGTCACGCAACATAAGTTTAATTTATCCCCTGCCTAGGGGAATCATTCGTCTATTCGTCTGCCATTCGTGCATATACATATGACCCGCAAGTGTCTAAGGGTCAAGTATAGGGTGAGAGTGTGTGCTTTTGACCCCAGGGTGTTTAATGCGTGCGTCAGACATCAATGTACTCTCACCCTAAAAATTCCTGTTATATAATAAGGGGGCTATATAATATACCTTCTGACCAGCACTTTTGCCCCAGAGGGCAACTTTCTTAAAATATTTTTAAAATAAGTGTTCGGTTTACCCGTTTCCAACGGGTTATCTATATATGTAATAATAATTATATTATTATAGTTCTAAACGAACTTCGTCGTTTGGGACTCCTCAGTTCGTTATATATAATATATAAATATATAACCTACTACGTAGGTAGACAGCCAGAGTTATGCCGTTTTAACGGTAGCGTTATATGACCGATTTAAGGGGCAAATTTAATGGGACGTAAGCCTGGAATTCAGAACATCCCAAAGGGCGAAGCCCAGGAGAAAGTTCTCATCCAACTAGGTCAGGGTTCTACAATTACGGCTGCTATGGCATCTGTTGGTAGAAACGATGTGACCTTTAGGCAATGGTCTATGAATGACCCAGCCTTTAAGGAACGTGCTGACAAAGCCCGCCTAGCGGGTAAGGGTGTAATTGCCGACTTAGGGGATTTGAAGAACATATCCTTCCCCGACTTCTGTGACCAGTTTCTAGATGCCAAACTCTTTGAACACCAACTTGACTGGCTAGACCTGATTGAAGGTCGTGAGCCATCGTGGTTGCCACCTGGGATTACCTATGAGCCTGGCGACCCGAAGCGTGTACTTATCAACGTACCCCCTGAGCACGCCAAGTCAACCACGATTACAACCAACTATGTCCTTTACAACATAGTGACCAACCCGAATGCCAGAGTCATCATTGTCTCTAAGACTCAGGGTATGGCTAGAAAATTCTTAGGTGCGATTAAGACCCGCCTAAGCCACCCCGCCTATATTAAACTGCAGACCGCTTTCGGTCCTAATGGCGGATATAAGGCTGATGCAACTCAATGGTCAGCAGATATGATTTACCTAGGAACGGGACGTGATTCAGGCGAGAAGGACCCTACGGTTCAGGCTCTTGGATTTGGTTCACAGATTTACGGTGCTCGTGCCGACCTAATCATCCTAGACGATGTTGTGATGAACTCAAATGCCCACGAGTGGGAGAAGCAAATTGAATGGCTTCAGAAGGAAGTTATCACACGTCTGGGGCGGCACGGAAAACTGCTTATCGTAGGAACCCGTGTCGCGCCCATTGACCTTTATAAAATGATTCGTGACCCAGGACAATGGTCAGGTGGTAAGACTCCTTTCACCTACTGCGCTATGCCAGCCGTTCTTGAATTTGATGAGAAGCCTGAAAACTGGAAGACGTTGTGGGCTAAATCTAATTTACAAGAAAATGAAATTGACGAGGCAGGACCTGATGGACTTTATCCGAAATGGGATGGACCCTCTTTATTTAAGAGACGCTCTGAAGTTGCGCCATCTGTCTGGGCTATGGTCTACCAACAAGAAGACGTGCAAGAAGACTCTATCTTCTCACCAACTTGTGTTGCAGGTTCAGTCAACGGAATGCGTAAGCGTGGACCTCTCAAAGAAGGAAATCCAGGTCATCCAAGGCATATAGAATCTGGTTATACCGTCATCGGTCTTGACCCTGCTATGGCAGGAGCCACCGCTGCGGTAGTTGCTACTTACAATCGTAGTGACGGCAAGATTTATATTTTGGATTGTGTCAATATGACTGAGCCTACCCCAGCCAAGATTCAAACCTTGATTGAAGAGTGGGTTGAGAAGTATCGTCCACAAGAACTAAGAATTGAAATCAACGCTCATCAGAAGGCTTACGCCTTAGATGATAACTTGCGAAACTTTCTAGCCTCATATGGCTGCCAATTGAATTCTCACTTCACTGGTAAGAACAAGTGGGACACATCTTTTGGTGTTGCTTCTATGGCATCCCTCTTTGGTAACGTCCGTGATGGTCGCTTCCAAGATAACAACTTAATTGAATTACCAAGCAATGAAGGCTCTGAAGGTCTTAAGGCGCTAGTACAGCAACTTATTACGTGGAAGCCTGATACACGAAACCCAACCGACTGTGTGATGGCTCTATGGTTTGCGGTAATCCGCATCCGCGAGTTAATGCAAACATCTAGCCGAGTGGGGCAGTACGCACAGAACCGCTGGGCGACTCGTGCACAAAAATCAAACAGAGGGTCACTGAACTTAGATGAGGCATTTGCCTCCCAATGGTCTGACCAATACGGATAGGAAAATCAAATGGCACAAAAACCACGTCCAGATGTATCTTGGGTAAACCCTGATGCTACAGGAAGTAACAAGAAAAAATTTAAAGATGCTGTCCAGACAATTTCAGAAACATCTGAAACTAGAAAAGACATTGGCAAGGGACCTTCACTGATTGCTGCTGTTGGCGCAAAGTATAAGCAGAATCCAACTGCTGCTATTGCAAGATTCAAGCAATCTTTTATTAAAGCAGGAGTAGATGTTCCTGCTTCTTGGCGGGCAACTGGCGCTGTGACAACAAAGTCAAATACAGTTGACAAACTTTACCGCCCTTCAAGATAACTCTTCCCTTTAATCGTTAGGACAACAATGGTTTTATCAATGGAACAGATTGCTGCGCGAGTTCAATCGCTGCGCTATCGCAACAACGAGCGAGATGCCCGTAACCTTGACGTTCTTGCTGTCCGTAAAGGAAAAATTGCTGAAGTCTATCCTGACTTCTTTCCAGACGGAGTAGATGCAAATGTCGTTGCGAATTTTATTGACATTGTTGCCCGTGACTTATCCGAAGTTATGGCACCACTACCAGCCGTCAACTGCTCGGCAGCGAATGCGGTTAATGACCGTGCTCGTAATTTCGCGGACAAAAGAACTCGCATTGCTGCTAATTATTTTCAGCATTCTGACCTCGCGGTTCAAATGTACTCAGGAGCAGACTGGTACTTAACATATGGTTTCGTCCCTTTCATTATTGAATTAGACGAAGAAAGCAAACTGCCACGCATCCGCATAGAAAATCCTATTGGGGCTTACCCAGAATTTGACCGCTATGGACGCTGTGTTGCTTTTGCAAAACGATACTCACTGACACTAGGCGAACTTGTTTCACAATTCCCTGAGTATGAAAGAGAATTGCTAGGTGGCTACGGCTACAAGCAAGACCTCAATCACCAGGTTGAAATGATTCGTTACTATGACAAAGACCAGTCAGTTATCTACATTCCATCAAAGGGCGACTTAGTTCTTTCATACGCTAAGAATCCTCTTGGCAAAATGATGGTTGTCGTTGCACGTAAGCCTTCTATTGATGGCGAACTACGTGGACAATTTGATGATGTACTTGGCATTCAATTGCTTCGCAATCGTTTTGCTTTGCTTGCTATGGAGGCTGCAGAGAAATCTGTACAGGCTCCTATTGTACTTCCACAAGATGTACAAGAACTACAGTTGGGTGGAGATGCGGTTATCCGTACATCCAATCCAGCAGGTGTACGCCGTGTAGAACTTTCAATTCCACAAGGCGCATTTGCCGAACAGTCACAACTTAATCAAGAACTTCGTGTAGGAACACGTTACCCTGAAAGCCGTACAGGAAACATTGATGCTTCCGTTGTTACTGGTCAAGGCGTACAGGCTCTTATGGGAGCCTTTGATACACAAGTTAAATCAGCACAAGCAATCTTTGCAGCATCTCTTCGTGATGTAATCACAATCTGCTTTGAAGTAGATGAAATGATTTTCCCAGAAGAGAAGACAATTCGCGGAGTTGACTCTGGCTCACCTTATGAAATTACATACAAGCCATCAAAGGACATCAAGAGTGATTACTCTGCAGATGTTCGTTATGGAATGTTGGCTGGTCTAAACCCAGCACAGGGACTTATCTTTATGCTTCAGGCTCTAGGTGGCGGTCTTATCTCTAAGGATATGGCAATGCGTGAACTTCCATTCACTGTAAACGTTACTCAAGAACTTGAAAAGATTGAAATTGAGAATATGCGTACTGCTCTTCTTGGAGGCATTACTGCTATGGCTCAAGCAATTCCTGCGATGGCAACTCAGGGACAAGACCCATCAGATATGGTAAATAAGATTGCTGCGGTTATCAAGGCTCGTCAAAAGGGTCAAGCACTAGAAGACGCGATTGAAGCCA